GTTTGGTTTCTTCTTCGAATGAACGCTCAGATTTCTCTGTTTCGTACAATTCTTTATGCTCTTCGCCGTAGCGTTTATACTCAAGACCAAACAAGGCATTGAGACCGGGGAGTAGCTCTTTTAGGAGCTGTGAACGAGAAATAGCCATTTTTTAGCTCCTTAATTAACTAGCAGTTGAGTTGTAATAGGCGTGAACACCGAAGTTCAGTTTAACGATACAGTCAGTGTAAGCGTCGCCCGGATTAGATGGGAAGTTACCACCAAATGTTGAAGACTCGTTTACTAAGTCAACGATACGAACTGCATATGTAGCATTGCTGTTAGAAATTGAGCTTTGTAACAATTGGATAGTAGAGTTACCATAAGTAGCATTACCACCGAAGTTAGTCAACTGAGCATTAGAACCAATGTTAGCAGCAGTAACAGAACCTGAAGCTTGAACTTGGAACAATGCATCTGGATCATCCATTACACGAATAAAGATATTTGTGTAGCCAGAAGTTACAGCGTTAGCTGGTAAATACTGAGCATATAAAGGATAACCAAGCTGTTGACCAGCTAATTGATAACGAACACCTACGCAAACACCAACAGTACCAGCTGTAGTAGTTGTTGGGGTTGTTGTAACTGAACTAGGAACACCAGCAGCGATCTTTATCAAATCGCCATAATACATTGCGGCAGAGTTGTTTGTTGTCAGTGCAATCTCACGAATTACACCTCCATTAAACGCCTGCCCACCGATCAAATTGATCGGCTTTAATCCATAAGGATTGGACGTAGTAGCCATTTAATTTCTCCAAAAAGTTTTATTTAGAACCATTACCAAAACCGCGCCCTCTAGTTACTGTAGATTTGTTATCAGTAAATAAAGGCATACGGGCATCATTATTACGCATAAAGTGATTATCCACTGAAGCCATTTGGTTTTCTGCAACTTGAGCGTAGTGTTCTCTGCGGGCTTCCACCATTTCTTCTGGTGCTTTACATAGAATCAATCCGCCAATTTCGACGTTTCCATCTTTGTTACCAACGACTTGCAATTCAGGATGATCCACTGCTTTTACTGGTACCCAGCCTTCACGGAATTTTTGTGACATGTTAGTGTGATTTGACTCACCTCCAACTTCAGCCGCAAGATAACGGAATTTAAATCCCGGTTCCGGTGTAGGGTCAGGTAACGCGCTAGGCGGTGTATATACATAACGTGTAGGATTGTTTTCACGAGTTTCCTGATCTCGTTGAGTGCGTGTATTAGCCATTGTTATTCTCCAGTTTTAAAGCTTGATTAGCGTATTCTTCATATGAAAGTCCAAATTTATCTGCAATACGTTTAGCGGTTGCGGATAGTTTGACCTGTTTTTTTGCACCAGTAGAACGGGTGGCAGAAGCAACTACGGTTGCAGGCTTTTTAGTTGGTTCAGAACGGGTTGGCTCGTCTTCACTCTTAAATACTTCAGGGAAAACTTGTTTAATGCGAGAGTCTACTCTCTCGAAATATTCTGCGGTGCGCGGGTCATACCCCGTAGCTACTAGTTTTTGGTGCAGCCCTAGTGCAAAAGCCGTCATTTCTTCGTACCCCGGTGACCCAAACCACTGGTTTTTTGCTTGCCAGCGCAAGGTTCTTTCGTCGAGTCTCGGTGTTTCTGGTACTTGTGCCTCTATTGTTACATTATTTAAATCACTTTGTAAAGGGGTTGGACGAAAATTTTTTGCTGCTTCTAATTTTAATTTAGCTTCAGTCAACTTTTCTTGTGCTTCAAGCATTATATCTGAATCATAAGAATCCGCCGCAGCCTTATAATTACGCCTTGCCATCTCCAGTTCCGCTTCTGCTTTCTCTTTTAAAGTTTCAGCATAAGAAGCTTCACCGTTTTGAACGTACTGCTTTAACTTACGATTTTCTTCGAGAGCAGATTTTGTTAATCTTTCTAACTCATCTTTTTCTCTAGCTAACGCTTCTTTAGCACGGCGTTCATCGTGGCGAGCATGTGTTAATTCTTTAATCCTAGCTTGAACAGATTTACTATATTGCTCAATCTCTTCATCTGTTGGATCTTCTACTTCGCGATTTAAAGGCTGTGCGCGTCTGTCGCGTTCAGGTGTATCGTCTTCAATGATAATATCTATGTCCGTCTCAGCATCGACATTAACATCGACTTCATCTTTTGGATTTTCATCTAAACCCAGTTCGTCTGGGAATTTGTAATTATCTTCCATTTGTATCTCCTATTAAGCGCGGGAAATTCCGCGGGGGTCTTCTACTACACCTTCAACCTGATCATCATAGATAATCCGGAACTCTTTGCCGTGGATTTTCATCCTTGTGCCTGTGTAAGGTCTGGTAATAACAAAATCACCTTCTTTACACCAAGGTCCTGACGGAAACTTCTCTACATCTTTATATGCATCTGGTCCAAGCTTAATAACAAATAAAACAGGAGATGTTAATTCTTCAACCATCTTAGTTTCATCAGCTTTAATAAGCCCATTCTCAAACGTATCACCAGCTTCAACTAAAGCACAAAGAATCTTAAACCCACTTGGAGTAGGCATTGATTTGGCTTTTTGTTCCGCTTGTTCATACTCTTCATCTACTACTGGTGCTGCTGGTACTACGCCCGGTGGGAGAATTAATCCCTGTTCCGGTAAAGCGATGGTGTCACTCATCGTTGTCTTCTTCCATAAGTTGTGCGAGGTCAAGTAGGTGGCGCTCTGCTAGGGCTAGACCTCGAATCACCCCACAAAGCTCTTTATACAACTCAAAGCTTGCGCACTGACCATTTGCCAAATCATCAGTGTAATTATTCATATCATCTCTTAATTTTTTTCTAAGAGCGTCAACAAAACTAATTGCTTGTAAATCCATTATTCATTTCCTTTACTTGTTTTCATTTGAGCTTTGTGTTTGGCAACATCAACGCCAACTTTTAAGCCTTCTAACTGCGAAGTTTGTTTATCTTTGCCGGCTTGCATACCAAGTCTAGTTTGCTCGTTTCTGTTTTTATCCATAATCTCCATCTGTTTAAGGTGGATTTCATCTGCTTTAGCTGCAATATCCGCAATTGTTTTCTTCTTCTTAAGATCAAGTTCTTGCTGTTTAAGCTGTAATTCTTGCATCTGTATCTGCAATATCGGATCTTGAGCATTTTGTTGTGCCTGCTGTTGAGCCATCATAGCTTTGCTTTCCTGCAATACTTGACCAGAAGCTTGAGCCATGAGTCTACTAATCTGATTCTCAATCTCTGGCGGTAGTGTATCTTTAGGATCTGGTAAGGCAACACCCAAAGCTTTCTCAATCTTCTGTCTGTAAGCAAACCCTACGTGTTCAGCTATGTGTGCTTGCATAGCCGCCATAATTACCTGTGCCTGTGGGTTTTGTCCAATAAGTTGCTGAACAACTGGATCTTGCATAGCCGCTTGGTGCACTGCAATATGAGACTCATGGTCTTGAAATATAAAGGCTTTTAATGGTTCACCTTTTAGTGCCTTCATATTTTCTGTTACAGGGTCTGTTGGTTTTTCATCTTCTGGCAACGGTACTAGTTTATCCGCATGCTTTATACCCAACACTTCAAGCATCTGTCTGTGGAGCTGGGGCAAATTATATATTTGGGGGGCGGTCTGGGACAGCTGGATGACGGCTTGATATTGTACAACTCGCTGTGAAAGAGTGGCAGCATTAGGATCGGAAACAGGATGAATATCGACCCTATGATAATCAGACTGCTTAATATTGCGCCCGCCTTCTTCAGGATCGTAGTCATATTCTTCTGGTGTGTAGTCACGAATAATCTCCGCTAGTAGTTGAAGTTCTTGTTTTAACGCAAAGTGCACACGGGCTTGAACCGCTGACATTACCTTAAGCGTTCTTTCCAAAATAGCTAGTGTAGATCCCACTGGCGCTTGGTTGCTCATATCAGAAATCTTTAAATCGCCTGTTGCGGCAAATCTACGTCCTTCTTCTACGATTGTTCCTAATAAGTTATACAGTGTTGCCGATGGTTCTTTGTACGGTAAAGGCAGAATATTATCCCGCATACTACCGCTACCCAAATCTACGTCACGCCATTCACCCGGAGCAATCGGTGTATCGTCACCTTTAATTCTTAAACCACGAGTTTTTAATCCGCCGGGAAGGTTGGAAAGAGTACCAGCGTCAACAAGCTGGCGCATAATGCTGGTAGCACTTTTAGCAAAGCCGCCAACCAAATGGAACAAACCAAAACCATAAGCTCCATAGCCGGGGATATACTGATAATGAACAAAATGATGGCGTTTAAGTTTGAGGTCATCGTCTTCTTTCCAATTTCTGCGAATAGATAATATATCGTTTGTACCACGTAGCATTGTTACTACATAAGGTAACGCAATACCGGTTTCTTCGCCGTCGTCAGTATCTTCGTATCCGGGAAGGTCAAGGTCCACATGTATTTCATAGAGCTCGAACCTATCGTCGTAAGAGGCGGAAAATCCCGTTTCTTTGTCTTTTTTGTCCTGAATATCAGTGTAGAATTTTTGTGGTTCTCCAAGTTCGATTTCCCTATAAAAACCAGCATGCATTAATTTTATCAAATCATTTTTTGTTTTGCGCATGCGGTGAGTAATTCTATGGCAGACCGTAATATCGCTTGTACCGTATGGAATTAATATATCTTCAGCAGGTACAAATACAGAAACTTGACGTTCCATATTTGGATCATAATACACTTTTTTAAACGCAGAACCAGCGCTTGGCAAGTTCCACAACATTTTCTCGTGTTCTGACCTATACTCCGGCATTTTTTCTGTAAGCTGGTAGTTCATATCTTCTTCAACACGCTGGGCAGCTGCTTTAATCTCAGGTGTCTCTTTACCAACAATACTTGTTCTTACTGGTCCACGAGCAGGGAATGTCTCCATAATTGCTTCGGACTGGAATCTTACAACCGCTTCTGTAATCATCGGATGGAACACGCCGCAAGCACCATCCCACGGTTCGGTTCTTTCTTCAAACTTTAAGCCAAGTAGGGTAATCCCTTCCTTGTACATCTTTTCCCAGTCTTTGCGGGAGTCAATATCATTCTGAATATCTTCACTTAAATCACCAGCCAAAGACTCAAGATCACTTGGGTCCACCACTTCAGCTAAGTTCTGATTAAACTCATCTTCACCATCTGACTCAATGTCAATCTCCATGTCACCAGTTTTAATATGTACCGCTTCTGGATCTTCAATTTCAATCTCAATATCAGGTTGGTCTGCTAGGGCTTCTAGTCCTTGGGGTGCTTGGTATAGCGATTTATCGACTGCCATAATTTATCCTTAATAGTAAGCGGCTCTACGCGCTCTAAAATATTGATCATCCTTCTCATCTGAGTCCAAGCTAATGAACCCACCCTGTCTGTAACGCAGTAGTGCTTGTGATACAGTATCCACATAGTCGTCATGTTCTCCGACCGGGAAGCTAGCAACTTCTTCTACAACCTCACGCGCCCACCTAGTGTCTGGTGCCCATACCTTACCGCTGGTA